ACGAACACTTCGGAAGTCACACTGAATGAGGCTGCAACTTCATCAGGCTATAGTAAGAGGGGTAGAGCAATGTTTACTGACTCTTTTGCACCAGCTGAATGGAGTTTCAATACTTACATGAGACCTACAAAATCAGGTACTAACGCTACTTATACTAATGGCGACCACGCAGATGCTAACGCAATGTATGCTGTGGAAGGACCTTTGTGGGCAGCTATGTCAGCCGCAACTTATGATAAAGCTATGGGCGGAGACTTTAAAGCCGACACAGCAAAAGCAGAATTTAACTTTGCCAACTCAAACCAAGTAACTCTTGGCGATTTTAGTATGTATTTTGTATTAGGAGCTGCTAAAGACAGCACTACTGCAGCATATACTACAGGAACAGATGGCGTAACAGTTTACAAACTAGCTAATTGTTCAGTAGGGTCAGCATCAATTGATTTTGATATTGACGGTATCGCACAAGTTGCATGGTCTGGAAACGGTAAAACAGTTGAAGAAGTATCAGCGGTAGATACTAGCGCAGGTGGAAACACAACAAAAGGATTAATAAGAGAAGGAGTTGATTCAACTTCTAACTTTATTAGACAAAAATTAACAGACTTACTAATTAAGTTTGATGTATCAGAATCAACAGGTACATTAGGCGCATTAGATGTTGACAGTGGAAGTGATGTAACTTATAGTGTAACATTAACAGGTGGTAATATCACAATTGAAAACAACCTGAGTTACTTAACACCAGAAACATTAGGTACAGTTAATTTACCATTAGGACACGTAATGGGAACAAGGTCAGTATCAGGTAACTTTACTTGTTACTTAAATGATACAGCAAATGGGTCATTAGACTTATTTGAAAGACTACAGGAATCAAGAGGAGTTATTACTAACGCTTTTGACTTAACATTCAGTATTGGCGGCTCAGGCAGCACACCTAGATGTAATGTTCAAGTTGGTAAAGCACACCTTGAATTACCTACACACAGCTTTGAAGATGTAGTGTCAGTCGATGTAGCCTTCCATGGTTTATCATCAGACTTATCATCAGCAACAGCGGCAAGTGCTACAAACGAAGTAAAAGTTACTTACGTAGGCGCTTAAACTTAAAATTAAATTAGGGAGGCTTCACGGCCTCCCACTTTATAGGAAAAATAATGACAGAAGAAAAGAAACAACCAGTATCACTGAAGAGTTTATTAACTCCAAGTAAAACTGTTTCTATAGAAATGCCTGGATTTGAAGGCTTTGAAGTTAGACTAACTTATCTTGCAAGAGAAGAGTTACTTAAACTAAGAAACAGAAGTGTAAAACAAGTTTTAAATAAAAAAACTAGGGCATATGAAGAACAGCTTGACAATGATAAATTTTTAGTAGAATACTGCAAAGCAATTATCAAAGGCTGGGATGGCTTAAAGTATAAGTACTTAGAAGAGCTTCTATTAGTTGATACAAGCAAATTGAACCTAGAAGACAATCTGGATTACACAGAAGAAAACGCGGAACTTCTTATGAAGAACTCAGGCGATTTCGATAACTGGGTTTCGGAAACTGTAGGTGAGTTGGAAAATTTTACCAAGAGCAAGTAGAATTAATACTTGCTTTAATAAATAGACAATTCTCCGAAACTTTAGATTTAGCAAAGTATCTAAATATTTGTGAGCAGTTAGGACAAGAGCCTGACCCCGAAAAGATGCCACCTGAGATGGATGATTTTCCATCAGAAGTTCAGGAGGCATTTTTAATACATTCATGTTTACCAGACCGTTGGGATGGTACTAGCGGAATGTTTATGGGAAAGGACTGGTCTCCATTGGGCGCACTATTGGATGTTTTTAAAATCGAAGACAAGAAAACAGTTGTTTGGTTCTTAAAAGCTATTGACGATAGAAACTCTAATTCAATAAACGAGAAAGTCTCTGAAAGACAAAAGCAAGCTCAAACTAGAGCTAAAATGAAGAAGTAAATGAGTAAAAAAATCGATGGCGGTACTATTGAGTATAAAGGTAAGGCCGATTTAAAAGATATTATCAATCAGGGGAATAAGGCTTCCAAGTCCTTAGATAAGACTAAAAAGTCTGCCCAATCTGCTGATAGACAACTAAAAGGAGCTGCAAGGGCTTCTTCTGGCGCATCTAAAAACTTCTCAAAAATGTCACAAGGGATCACAGGTGGTCTCGTTCCCGCATATGCTACTCTCGCAGCAAACTTATTCGCATTAGACGCAGTATTCAGATTCCTGAAGGATTCTGCTGATTTTCGTGTATTAAAAGAAGGTCAGTTGGCTTTTGCCGCTGCTACTGGTGTTGCATACGAAAGTTTAGCAAGAGATTTACAAAGAGCTACAAACGGAATGATTAGTTTCCGTGAAGCTGCACAAGCGGGTGCTATTGGTAGAGCTGCAGGACTTTCTGCAGGACAATTAAGAGAACTATCTGAAGCAGCCTTTACAGTATCAGTCGCACTCGGTCGAGATGTGACAGACTCATTTAACAGATTGATAAGAGGTGTTACTAAAGCCGAACCAGAACTATTGGACGAACTCGGTATTATATTAAGACTAGAAGAAGCAACGACTAAATATGCGGCTGCTCTCGGTCTAAATAAAAATCAACTTTCAATATATCAAAAATCACAAGCAGTAGTAAATGAAGTACTAACTCAGGCTGAAACAAAGTTTGGTAAAATTAACGCAATTATGGAACCTAATGCAAATGCTATTGCTCAATTAGGAATAGCTTTTGAAGAAACTATTGATATGATGAGACCAGCAATAGCAACTGTAGCAGAGTTCTTTGCTAGATTTGGTAAAGCAAATATTGATGTTCTTACTTTTGCAATTCTTGGATTTGCAGGTGGAATTATTAAATCAGTAATGCCTGCACAAGCAGAATTAGCTGAAAAACAAAGATTATCTGCGGAATACTATTCAAAGAAACTTACTGAATTACGAATCAAGACCAATTAGCGGCTTCCAAAAGAGCCCTAGCCAATACTCCAATCGCACAACAAAATCTTCTAGCTGAAATGGATAGTCAAGGTAAAATGTTTGGTGGACAAATAGGAAGAGATTTAAAAGCAGGAAAGGCTCTTTCAGGACAACAAATTGGTAATCTCAAATCTCAACTTACAGGAAGAGGTGGTAACCCTATAGGTGTATTTAAAGATATGACTAAGGCTCAACAAGCAACTGTAAAAAAGGCATTAAATCAAATGAAAGCAGATGGCGGTAAAATGTCAAAAAGTATGAAATTAAATTTAAAATCTGCGGGTGTCAGTATGCAAACATTTGGAACAGCTGTAAGTTCTACTAGTACAAAAGTGCAAGGCGCCATGTCAAGAATGTCAGCAGCTGTTGTTAGTGGAGTTGGTAAAATGATGACTGCTTTAGCCGTTATTTCGATAATCTACATGGTAGGAAAAGCATTATTAAACTTTTTTACTAAACCTTCAAAAGCACAAGAAGCTTTCAATGAAAGAATGCAAGAATCTACACATAGTATAAAAACTTTTAATGGAGAACTTTCAAAAATGAGAGAAGTAAGAGCCCAAGGACTTATTGAGGGAGTCGCTGAAGGAGCACAGCATACTGCAGAAGCTTTTGCCAGTGCAGATTTAAAAGGTAGAATTACAGAATTTACATTGTTAAGAAAAAATGCAGATATGAATAGAGAAGCCTTTAATGAGTTTAGCGATGAGTTGGCATTTACTTTTAATAGTTTAGGAGAAATATCAGGAGACCAAAGATTTATAGACGCAGCAAATGATATAAGAAATGGTATACAAGTAAATACACGAGAGTTACTTAAACAAGCAGACGCAATCAAAGGATTAGGAGCTGCTTTTACTAGTTTAACTCAATTACAAGGCGAATTTATAAAAGCAAATAATAGAATTGCACAAAGTTTACCAAAAGTTCCTTTTCAAGATATAATTTTATTACTACAACAACAGTCAAAAGAATTAAAAGTTATTTCAGAACAAATACCATCATATCTAGCTGATTTAGCATTAGTAAATGCACAATTAGAACAATTTACAATGTATAGACAACTGTCTTTAACAGCTAAACTTGAAGAAACTGATATAAAAAGACAAAAGCAACTTTCGTTTCTAATGACTAGAACTGAAAAAGCAAATCTAGCTATGAGAGATGTGCAAAATAAACTATTAAAAAAAGAAGTAGATTTTGCCGTAGCATTACAAACAATAAATCAAGCTACACAAAAAGATAAAACAATCGCAATGCAAGACAATCTAGTACTAGCAGAAAAAGAACTTGCTATGGCAGAAGAAGCATTTAGAATAGAAAGAATAAAACAGAGTCTTATTGCACAAACATCTATTAAAGTTGCAAAAGATATGACAGCAGACCTCGGTAAAGCATTTGGTGCTGCATTGAGAGGAGATAGTTCTCTTTTTGAAAAGATTGGTGAGAATATGGTAAAAACTATTACCGATGCAATTGGTCAGAAACTATCAGAACAGTTTATGGATGCTATGTTACCTGAAGCTTTAAAAGGAAAAACTGTTGGTGACCAGATACTATCAGCAGGAGAACAGCACGCCAAAGATGTTAAAGAAGGTATAGAAGATGGCGCATTTTATCATGCTAGTGAATTGGCAAGAGTTGCTGATGGACAAGCTTTAACTTTAAGAACACTTACAGAAAAAATACTTACAGCACAGATGGGAGTAGAAACCAGAAAACGTGGAGAG